CACCTTCTTCTTTGGTGATTGTGACAACTCCATCAGATAAATCATACAGGTCTCCAGGTATCTGTCGCATGTCTTTATCGGGACTGCAGATGATGTGTCCCGGTTCTTTAGTAGCGTAGATGCCTAGAGCATCATCAGCTTCTAGCTCAGGCATTACAACAACGTTGTATTCCTCTTTGAGCTTGTTGATGACCCGTCGGTATCCGCACGGTTTCTTGCGGTTTCGATGTCCTTTGTAAACCGGGTCAATTCGTTTACGGAAATTGATACTATCAGTAAAAAACAAAATAGAATCGTCGAAGCATCCAAGATCATTTGCGATCTTGAATAGCTCTCGTTCGACCATGTTGTAGGCTTCGGAGAATCGGGATGAGACGACAATAACATCATCTCCCCAGTCAATCTCAGTTTCGTTGGCGGCGCAGCATTTATAGACAATGTAATCAGCGTCTATAAGTAGGCTCATTTACCCTGCCCCCGCCGGAGCTTACGCCCATGCGAAGGTAGAGATCGACGACCATTGCCTTGACGGGTGTGTTTGAATTTAGCACGGGACTCGAACTTAACTCGTCCCAATGCAGTTTTAGATTTAACAGCCATAGTGTTGTTGTGCTTCTTCCGGGGTGGCGAAGCCTAGTTGTGGATAAGGTTCTAAACCAATGTCAATGCCTGGTTTAGCTAGATAAGATTTAAGTGCGTCACACAGCTCGTCAACTGTCCAACCTGCTTCGTCCATGATGAACTTAGCAGCACCTTCAAGGCGGTTAGCTGCAGACCAGATGTGTCCGCGATACAGAAGTGTGTCATGGTCGTGGTCACCTACTGGTCTCATCTCTGCTTTAGAGCTGAAAGGTAAACCAGTAAAAGCACAGGCGTCAGTTTTGTGTGGCTTCATTTTGTTAGAGTTTCTAGTTTGAATGTTCGTGCATCCAGGATGCTTACGCTTATTGTATTGATAGAAATTATCTTTACTATCATACATTTTACATTCTTGACATTTACCTATTCCTGTGGGGTTTAGGTGAGAAATGTTAACTGATGAATCTAGCTGTGCTTTGTTTTTCCGAGTGTTTCTACCCTCAACTTTAGCACAAGCATAGTGCCTGTAAAATGCATTGCGTTGGTTGTAATACATAATAGATGCATCATCCCAACGTTTGCATAAGGCACACATTTTAATGGACTTCTGACCAGTTATCACCGACTTGAGCTTCGGCTGCAATGGCGATTCGCAGGTCATAGTATTGTCCAGCAGCCTCAGCTGACTGTACCAGGGATGTTCGTAAAGGTTCGACGTGCTTAGGGTCGCACTCGAATTGGATTTCGTCATGTACAAAGGCTAGCTGCGAACAGCATAACTCACGGGTGTTTTCATGGTTGATCAAGAGCCAGCGTTTAGCTAGTACCCCGGCAGATCCTTGTAGGAGGTAGTTAAGGGCTTTGTGGCTACCATCAACAGAGCAGCGGCGACCGTCACACAAGTTGATGTAACCAGATTCCGCCTTGGACTTAACCGCAGTAACCAGCGTCTCAAGTCCTGGTACTGCATCCATGTAAGCTTGGCGTATCTCTTTGCCCTTTCTCTTTGCTTCTTTTTCGTTAAGTTGAGGATCATAGCTTCTTCCCAGCTTGGCATCGCCAGCCCCGTATAAAAAGGCATACGTTACAGTTTTAACTTGCTTGCGGGAGATACCAATTTTGTCGGCATTTTCTTGGTGAATGTCTCCGTGAAGGAGGACACTTGCGTAACGACCTTCATCGTAACGTGCAAGGTAGTGAGCGAGCATCCTAAGCTCAATCCCGCTAAGATCAGCGCCAACCATGATTTGACCTGGCGTGGCTGTGAATAGTTTTCTGAAGTCTGCATCACTAGGAACTTGGGCGAGGTTTGGTTTACGGTGAGCGCAACGAAATGTATTCGTGGCAACTGAACAGTGGTGATGAATCCTGTTGTTTCTTACTAACTTCAACCAGGCATTGACGCCTTCCGACAACATGCCAAGTGATTTAGTTAACTCCAAACAACGGAAGAACTGCAAGGCGATCGGCGTACCGATGTCCTTGAGAACTACCTCATCAATAACAGGCTTACCCTTGTCTGTGAACTGTGTAGGTTTCCAGCCGTAGTGCTGCTGCATTACCCATGCAATGTGGTCTCTACTTGTTGGGTTAAATTCTTTGAGACGAGTAAAGGTGCATCCCTCATGGTAACCAGAAGTTTTGTTATTTCGCTTAGGAGTAAATTCCGCTCCTGCAATGAGAGGGTGCCGTTCTCGTAGTGAGTCTGTAGTAGATTCCAGTTCGCTTCGCAGAGTTGATTCAAGCTCGTACGCCTGTCGCTCATTGAAGTACCATCCATGCTGTTCTTGTTGGGTAAGGATCTGTGCGACTCGATGCTCTAGCGAGCACCAGTCAGGTAAGGGTGGAAATGTTTGCATAGTTTTTTTGTTACTACAACGTCCTGCACACAGTAGTCTTGCATCTCTTGTGACCAGTCAGACCAGTCAGCATCCTTGCCGAACTCACCCTTGGCTTCACCTAGGCGGTAACCGTAGGCTTCCAAGCTGTGTCGTCCGTAGAGTTGCATAGGCATACCCTTCCAGTTACGTTTGCGGTCGATTGCAAGTATGTCTGCATGATACAGACGGGACAGTAACAACGTGTCTATGACTGTACCCTTTGGTTCAAACCAGGGATACAGTTTTTTGATAGCGGGTATGTCGTACCCAATGATGTTATGTCCTGCTATGCAATCGGCTTCCTCAAGAAAGGAGATGCCACGGACAATCGGTTCTGTATTACCTGTGTCATTGTACACAGTGGTTTGGTCAGCTTCGACATTGTAGATGACCAGACAATGAATGCAGGAGAGATCATGCAGCAACCCGTTCGTTTCTAAATCAAAAATCAGGGTAGTAGTCATTCCAGTGTCTTATTACACCAGCAACAATAAATAGGTTTGTGACAAAGATCAATCCATTAGTTAGAAGGTTGTACGTCAGCAGCCTTAGCCGCTGCCGATCCCTTCCATTGGTAAGTTTTGTCGATGAACTGTGCTTTCGCAACTGCTTCAGGAGTAGGTGGGTTAGGTCCGATTGCAGGCACGGTGCCTGGGTAAACAACAACACGTGGAGACGAGTTGTGTTTAGAAGTCGGTTGTTGGGTCGAACTCGGGTTCTGCTTGAGTTTCATTGAATTTACAGGTGGAAAGATCGTAGCTTAGATTGCACGCGACGCCAACTTCGCCTGAATAGCGATTCTTAAGGACTCGCACTGTTGTATTACTGTTTCCAGTTGTGGTCTGTTGGTCGCGTTCGAGTGCAATAACTCCGTCAGAGAGTTGTGCAATTGCCGCACTTCCGCGCAGCTGTCCAAGTGTAACACGTGCCCCTTCCTCATGGTTGGTATCGGATGATGTTCGCCTGAGGTGGGAGACGAGAAACATTGCCACGCCTGTACGCTCTACAAGAGAACGTAGCTTAGTCATGGTTGTGTCGATCATACGCCGCTCATCACCGTCCAAACCGGACAGCAAGATAGACAAGTGATCTAGAAAAATAACTCTCGCGTCAAGTCCTGTAGCGAGATACTCGATTCGGTTATAGATAAGCTCAGGATCAAAAGAACCAAAGCCGTCAAACAGAAAAAGATTCCAATTAGCAAGGGTGTCATCGTAGGCTTTAGTCAGCGTCTCTCGATCGTGTTCACCGATGTGAAGAGACTTACCTACAGCAGCGGACATCAGTCCGAGAGCTGTACGGCGGTTTGATTCTTCGAGCGCCAGGTATCCAACCCGTTCGCCTTTGTTGAGAAGGTTAGTTGCAAGTTCACGACAGAATGAGGATTTTCCAATACCAGAACCTGCAGTAATCGTAACAAGCTCTCCATATCTGATCCCGTGCAACTTTCTTTGTAATCCCTGAAATGGGTAGTCATGATCAGCAGGAGGTGTAGGGGTTGTTACAAGTTCTAGGAGAGACTTGCCATCGACAATGCCGTCAGGTCTGTACTCTTTGGCATCCCAGATTGCACGTCTTACAGCTTCTGCATCATTTGCTTGTAATGCGTCAGATGCATCCTTGTAATTTTCGAGACGTGCGATCTTGACCTTGCCAGGTGGTAGTACGCTTGCTGCGTCCTCCGCCGCCTTACAGCCTGCCTCGTCATTGTCGAAGAACAGGACAATCTCCTCATAACCCTGGAGCCAGGGGATAACCCGTTGAATCGACTTCTTTGCCGAAGCGGCACCGCTAGGTAGTGATACCATCGGCCAAGTCGGCATAGCTTCACTACACGAAGCTGCATCGAGTTCTCCTTCGGTGATAACGACTCGTTTGCCAGTGGCAGGAAAGAGATGTTGTCCAAAGAGGGTTCCAGGTACTTGTCCTTCATAGGTGAATACTTTGTCTTTGGTCTTTACCTTACAGCCTTGAAGTACGCCAGCGTCGTTGAAATAATAGAAGCGTAGAACGTCTCCGTCTTTGTGAATTCTGTATTTTTGACAGACTTTCTGGGAGATACGTCGTTTCTGCAGCCGTTCGGCTGAGCCACGTAGTTGAACATTGGTGGTCATTTTTTGATGATTGTGAACAACCTCCCCTTCCCCAGGGGTGTAGGTGTTACATGAAAAACAAAAGCTGTGACCATCGGAGTACAAAGAATTCGCATCCGATGAGCCACAGTGGATACAAGGCTCGTGCCTTATGAATTCGCTCTCGCTCATTTGAGCCAGTCAATAGGAATACTTTGATATGACGCCCAGGGGAAACCATTACGTTCCGCCCATTTGGCATAAGTTGTCTTTGATCCTTTGTAGATCTTATTATAGGGTGCTTGAAAGACGAAGCGAATATCTAACTTTGGATTGCTCTTCTTTACTGCTTTCATCTTGCGGCGATCCTCGCTTGTCAGGCGTCCTTTCACTTCGAGAAAGATACCATTCGGCAAAAGAAAGTCGGGGATGTAGTTGCATTCAAGAACGTATGCGAGTTTGCGTGATTCGTATTCGTATTTAACCTTCAAGCTGGAGAGAAGGTCAGCGACCTTGCCCTCCAAGCCTGATCTAAACATCAGAAGTCGTTAAGTTGTTTCTCGATGATCTCTTCGACGATTTCAGAAACAGCACGGCGCATCTCATATTTGAAGTCCGAGCGATCCGCCTTGTAGCGGGTAACACTGATCTCAGGTAGCTTGACACACAGGGTGCCTTCGTACAGTCCAAGCTCTTCGTTTTTAACGCAATCAAAGGTAACCATCAGAAGTCGTCGTCGGGGGTAGTTTCGTCATTGGAGGTGATGTTCGGCTCACCAGCCTTGAAGCCAGTGGTCTTACCAAACAGCTCGGCAACATCGGCTTCGCCCATGTCACCAGTGTCAACACCAGCAGAGGTGTTAAGGGCGATCACCTGTACGCCCACCAGCTTGAGGCTAGTGCCGTAGGTAACTCCGTCCTTGAGGATGTAAGGCTTCTGGTGAAATGCCAGATTGACCTTGGAGCCACCGTACAGCGGCGTATCCTCGTTAGTGATCAGAGTACCCTCGCTGTCAACAACAGGGGGACGGGTGTCATCGTTCCAGCTGAACTTAACTTGATACTTACCTTCGCTCACTTCTTCCCAAGGCTCAGGCTTGAGAGTAGAACGCTTAGGATTCTTGAGCTTACCCTCTGCCCACTTAAGGACTTCAGTGCGCTCATCTTCGAGCTTATCAACAGTTGCCTGATCGACAAGTGCAGACAGTTTGTAGCCGAACTTACCCGGCTTCAGTACAGCTTGATATCCCTCAAGGACAACAGGCTGTTCGGTCTTGTGGATGGTGCGTGCCATTAACAGAAAAAGTAGGTGGATTCGATAACCGACTCAGGCTCAAGGTCGCCTACAATCGGTGGTGCAGTCTCCGCTCCAATTTGTTGAGCGAAGTCATTCAGGTAATCATGCTCTGCGAACAGGTGCATGTAAGTCTCACGCACAAGCGTAGACAATGTGGACATGTCCGTGGCTCTGCATAACACAGAGTCATGGATCAGTGCGATGGGTGCGTCAAACCGCAACGCAGATAGGTGAAGCAAACTGGCATCGAGTGAATGTATCAGATTAGGAGCAGTTGCGTTCTTGTGATGCAACAGGTCAACCTTGTCTGATTCACCGACGGCAACACGTAGGTTGCACGTACCGAGCAGTTGTAGCTCAATACGTTGTATCTCTGGTTTCATCAGCCGTTGTGTGACGACGAACCCAGAAGGTGTTGTCCATGTTAGCTCAGTAGCTCCGCCTTTAATAGCTTCGGCTACCTCGCTCTCAATCCACGTCATGACAGACATAGGACCAGGAACGACCACATTCATAGCGTCCCTGACTGCTTTAACAGTAGCAGTGAGATCGTCTTTCTCAATCTCCACACCTTTGTCCTTCAATGCTTCACGGATGTATCCACGGTTGGAATACGGTTTAGCATTGTAAGGAACGGTCATTACTACACGCTTGACCGTCTTCCTGTCCATGTAAGGACGGATAGAGACAGGGCAATGCGGTGTAGCTTCTTCTGCAACGACCTTGTAAGCGTCCTGTGGTTTATCAGATGGAAGAACGTTAACTAGTCGTGCAGTACTTGCGTCCCTGGCTAAACCTGCCAGGATTTGTAGACCACTACATGTAGCGTCTGTTGCTACCATCAGCGAAGTATGTGAACGATCACATGCAATCACACAATGATAATACTCTTCACACGCTGCAAGAAACTGCCAAGGTTCATCGACACCCTCCCATTCATGCAGGTTACCGAGCGGATCCTGAGCGATGATA